CGTTACAATTTTTGTGATGGTCAAGTTCTGATCAAACACGTTTGACTCTGGGAGAAAGAATGAGGTCAGCATACCTTGTGCGTAACTCCCATCGCGTGTTTGTACCACTACTTCTACCGTCCCATTACTTGCGTACCGGGCAAGTAACCCATCTGCATAGGTAGTAGCCTGAGCAACAAGCATCCCTAGACCATCCTCCCACGCCTCTACAATGCCTGATGTGTTCGTTTCAATAGCCGCCCGCGCCGTCTGTTCCGATGTGTTGTCACGCGTCACGGTGGTCACAAATTGGCCTGTATAATCAACGCTGATGATGGTTCCTTTGGCTATACGCGGTGCACTAGGATCTTGCGAGATTGAAACGCTATCTGCTTGCCAGTAAAAGTCTTTTCCTGAGTCGATACCTTGTTGCCCAAATGTCTTTGTGACTCCTCCTACTGTTATGGCAGTCATCTCGTACACCGGGTACTGCAACTGCCATGATGTTGATGAGCCATCTGTGATTTTTTGTTCACCAGTTATAATTTTGGTTCCTGTACAATTGGTGATGCTTTGCCGGTTGCGATAGAGTTGTGCGCTAAACGTTGGTTTTACCATCGGTGTATAGAGCAAGTCGATAGTGTTGATACATCGTGGGGCTATTTGGGTTTGCCGATTGGTAAAGATCATCTTTCTGTTTTGATCAACATCCCAATAAAAATCTGATGATGAGTTTGAGCTAAGTTGTGTGAGCTTGCTCATCTCAACGCTATAGTAACTCTTGAATGGGTTCTTCTCGCTATGGAGTGCTGGTATGGTTGCGCCGTCTGCCATGAGCGGCCCGCGCATAGAGAAGAGTTGATCGATTACAATTGGACTAATATCTGCACTAGAAGTAGCAAGGGTTGTTTTATGATACAACCATTTCCTCGTCATATCATCGCCTAGTGCCACGAAACGGGCTTGATAGTAGCGAGATGATCCGGTTGTGTTGTACAGCCCCATCTTACCCGCCCCCAGATCATTGTCAGTGACCGTGAAGAGAGGGGTAGCACTCTCATAGTACACGTTGATAATGCCGTCCCCCATCGTCACCCGTAGCGCGATAACACGGGTAAGAGTAGGGAAACTGATAGAGGATGTGGCAAGCTGTGTACGTGTGTTGGCTACGACTTTGGCAAGCGTGAGCGTGTTTGCGGCAACGCTACTTGCACTATCTCCAATTTGGAGATAGTAGAAGTTGCTTGCATCATTGAAGCACCATACCAGCCCCCCGGCGTCGGATTGATCCATCGTCACGGAGATGTCAATATTAGCCTTGACAATCGCGTTATAGGTGTAGATCCCATTCGTGCCACCCGATAGCGCAAGCCTACTGCTAGCCGTGGTATACGTCACCGTGGCAACACTCCCCCCGGTTCTATTCGTGTTGGTATAGTTTGCTGATGTATTGGTATTGAATGTGTCAATCACCGGATCGCTTTGAGGGAATGGCCCGGTGATCGATCCCCCCGATGTGGCGCTATTGGTGGTAAAACCGTCTGTTGAAGTGACCACGGCAACGGTTGAACTACCCGGCGTGATTGCAGTCCAGTTAACGCCCGTTGAACCAATACGCCCCACTGTCGAGAGATTAAGGGAAGGATCAGGAAATTGTGTGATCCGTAAATTATCAAAGGTAACGGTGCCACTTGTAGAGTTGCCAACAAGGCCGTATCCCCCTGATGCATTCGTTGTGCCTGTATCCGTTGCGGTCAGTGTCCACATCGGGTTATTCTCATCCACTTCACCGTAGACAATCGTGCCCGGCTCTGTGGTGCCCGTTTGCCATATCTTGCCGTAGAGATGAACAGTGCCGCTATCCTTCACCCGGTAGCGTACCGTATAGAATGTACCTGTAGAGAGTGATACGGACGCGCTTGCAAGTGTGCTATCTCCACTTCCCACGTTCTTCACAAGGCTTATTGTGGTGCCTGTGGTCACTAATTTATAGTAGTGTGTACTATCCACATAGCGGAGCATTGTACCCGCTATATCAGAACCAGCCGATAGTTTCAGATCAACGGTATCCTCAAGATCGGTGCCCGTTCCACTGCCAAGACGCATCGTTACATTGCCGGTAGTGGTAGTGATCGTGCCCGTATTTGAGGCGATATTGACGGTGCCCGTCCCTCCCTTTGTGTAACTTTGACTATCTGAGGATGTGCCCCATGTGCCTGATGCATTGGCCCGGTTGAAGGTATCGATGCCAAGAGGAAATGTAGATCGTGTGCCGCTTATAGTGCCATAGTCACCCAGCACGCGCACAACAAGGTTATCGAGTGCTGCAAGGCTCGCTGCTGTGGTGGATGAGAGTGTAATCCTGATCTTGAGCGTCTTGCCAGAGAGTGACGTACCTGCCGTGAGCGTTGGTAGTGGTGAGTTGTTTGTGCAGGTTGCGTAGGTACTTCCATTGTCGTATGAGGCTTCTACCAGCACAGTCGTATTTGTTCCACCGTTATATGACTGGCTTTTGTCTCGCCATGAAATGACACTTGTTCCATAGTTTCCAATTGAGGTTAATGAGGTTCCCGGTGAGACCCAGGTACCGCTTAATGCAGCAACGACGCCAAAGTTATCGAACAGGTTTTCAACCGTATTGGCGGTAGGATTATAAAGATGGAGGCCGGTATAGCCTGCAGCACTAAATGTCGAATCAGTGTTGCTAAAATGCTGAACATCATCAAGTGACGCTTTATGACTACTCCCGTTCACAACAGCCTTGACCCGATGCCACGATCCCACTTTTGAGGCAATAGACTTTGTTGCGATGATCGTGTACGTTCCCGTCCCTGAGCTAGAAGAGTTTGATCCCCGTCCTAACTCAAAACGAGTATCGCAAAGTGTCACAAGGTATGCAAAGTTATTTGCTCCACTTCCAAAATTTGTCTGACGGTAGATGAGACCGGCCTCTACTGTTGTGGCTGGTACTTGCATGTCAACCTCAACAGTAAAGTTTTGTGATGTCCCTGCAAACGTGTTTTTCTGTGTACCTTCTGCTGTTGGATCGAGATCAAACACTCTATTAGCCCTGTTATATGTCGAAGCCCGAATAAATGTTGATGATGCAAAAACGTCTTGTCTGCTGAAATTGCCATTATCCCAGAATCGGATAACCCCATTTAGCGCTATTTCATTATTTGTATTAGATACAAGATTTGTAAGCGTACCTGTATTCCAGTTTGCTTGTGTGCGCACTGTATATGAGAGATCTGTCTTAGTGAGGGGAAAGCTCGTATTAAGCGTGAGTGTGAGGCTACTCAGAACTGGCGTATCTTCTACGTTTGCCCCTGGCAATTGAAAAAATTGATACGATAAATAAATATTTTTCCCGGTAAGGTCAAAGCCTGCTGGTAAGTTTGGCAGTGAAGCGTTGTTCGTGCATCGGATGAAGTTTTGATCATCAAGTGAGTACCACATTGCGAGTACAGTTTTGTCTGGTTCTACTACATTCCACGAGATGAAAGAGCCTTTCAATGCTTTGACACTACCAACTGAAATTGGACCTACGAGCCGATTTGACTGCGAGTTATCATAGAAGTCCTGTGTAAATTGCCTATAGAGTTGCCCTGTGTCCAATACATAGGTAGGAGCAAGCTCGTATGAGTCAACAACGGTCAGTGTGGTGTCCACATATCCATAAAATTGTAACTGCTGTGGAGGGCTTACAAGCAGCGTGGTATCGAATATATATGAAACCACATTTGCAGGTGGTACGATTTGATTAATAAAGAGTGCATTCGAGAAGTTGGCACGACGGATGTAGACGGTATAAGTCCCAGGTGTTGTACCTGCAATATCCAGTGATGCCGATACTGCCGTTTTACCGCCAAAGTCAGCTCCAATGGCAAAGCCACGGTTATACCACGTCGTCGTTGCAAGACCGGTGAGATCTATCGTAGTCGAAGGATCAAGCCCTTGCCCATCAAGATCATTCGTACCAAGACTTGTACTTGTGCCATCTGAAAATGTTATATTGATTGATGCTGTTGCTTGTGGACTGCTCGGATCGATGAAGATATCATAATTGAGATAGATATTTGATCCGCTCATTGCTACCGATCCGGTCCATAGTTTCATGCTTGATACAGTGTTGCCAACGTTCCCACTATTGAGCGTCGATACCATCTTGAGCGCTTTGGTTGATGTTGGTAGAAGAGTATTATTTGCTGCCACACAATTGGTGAGCGTCCCTGTGGCAAAGTTTGCCGTTGTACTCTCGCTATACGTGAAATCAGCACCACTAGGAGCCAGTTGCAACTGACCATCACCTGTGATCCCGTCAGGTGTCTGGATACTTGTTGTGTTGGTGAGGAGTCCAGTTGCAAAGTCAGTGATGGTGCTGTCATGTTCTAACGCATAATCTCCTATCACTCCCTCACTTGCAAGCGTGGTCTCTATGAAGTCAGCAACAATATCACCCGCCTTGAAGTTCACGTACGGTAACTCATTCGTACGCTTGTCAGGCAGATATTGATTGTCCATAGTGGTAACGATGATCTCTTGATACGTTTGCGATAAGTTAACCGCTAGCCGTTGAGGGAGTGCCGTTTGTACCCATCCGGTGTATTCAATGCCGAGTACGCTATCAGAGAAAACAATTTGTTGCCCTCGCAGAAAGAAAAGAGTACCAGTCGAATCCTCTACAGTCAATGAGAGGATTGAACGCTGAGAGTGCTGTGATGAGAGGTTTACGCTATTATTTTTTATGGTGACGGGCGTTCCCCCGATAGTGCAAGAAATTGTACTCATTTACATCATTATCCCGAATTGAGCGTGCATAATCGGTGCAAGTTGCGGCAAGATTGCATTTGCAACCTGGATCGAATCGAAGTGAATATTGAGAACAAGCGGCCCCGTTGATCCCCCACTACCTGCAAACATCCCTGCAAGATTGCTCCCTGCATCGGCCCCGATGGATGGCAATGAGTCATTTGGATACACGTTAGAACCGGCAGGAAGGGTAACAAGCTCCGGGCCTCGTTCACCGACGATTGCAGCACCACCACCAAAGTTCTGTACACCACCTGCAAACATTGGCAATCCGGCAAACATGGCAGAGACGTTGAATGTTGGATTAAGGTTCTGTGCGACCCAGTTTGCAACGGCAACGAACGTATGGACAAGATCTTTCCCTTCCCATTGTGCAAGCCCGGCAAAGAGGTGCGTGAGACCATCAGCTTGCCATATGGGATTGCCAGAAAAGACGTGTGCAAGATCACCGGCCACACTCCACATAGGATTACCGATAAAGCTATGGAATAATTCCCCTGCCGCTTGCCATATCGGGTTGCCAATAAAGGCATGGAATAATTCCCCTGCCGCTTGCCATATCGGGTTGCCAATAAAGGCATGGAATAATTCCCCGGCTGTATTCCATATCGGGTTACCGACGAATGCATGAAACAAGTCCCCGGCTGTGTTCCATATGGGGTTGCCTATGAACGCATGGAACAAGTCCCCGGCTGTGTTCCATATGGGGTTACCGATAAAGCTATGGAAGAGATCGCCTGCAACGTTCCATGCAATGCTGACATCAAACGTCTTATTAAGGTCAAGCCCTGAGAAGTTTGCCGTGATGCTACTCATCATGTCCGAGTTTTGTAAGCTGTTTGATGGTATCTGCGTGTTTCCTACGGCATCAGCAACGCTCATCGAAAGCTTGCTGTTATGCACAAGGAAGCCACTGGCATAGTAAACGTGATCACCCGCAACCGTGAGGTTATAAACCTCATTGGCAATATGCGAGATGGTGATAGACTCTACCGCAAATTGTGAACCATCTTGCGTGATCACACGATCACCAACCATAAGCGTGCTACATGAAAGCCCTGCGTGTTCTCTTGCCGTAGTGATCGGATTGATTGACTTCCACCCTTGCGGCGTTGCAACCGGGTGCCCGTCAGTGACATACAGGATGGTTGCGTTGTTGAAAAGGACACGGTAAATACCCTTAAAATTGTACGTAAAGGCATCGTTAACACGGGCCGGGCCACGTGGGGATAATACCATCTCACCTACTTCAACGCGCTCAATTGGCTTGTATGAGCCGTTTGACATACTGATCATTGTACCAGCCGGGAAACATCCACCAAAGGAAGACTCATTCGTATAGGGCATTTGACCTAAGAGGCCATAGAAATAGTTTGCGTTCGGATCGTTGTTTAAGTCCCGTTGACTCATACCGTATTGTTGCCCTGATGCACGTACCATTTCAGCTTGCGCAACAGAGTTCATGGGATCATTGAAACCCGATGATCCAGACCAATGAGAGACATCATACATAGCAACTTGCTGGATGGCCTGTTGTTGTTTGAATTGGAGATAGGCGGCTGATTGCGCCGTTGCCATATATTGCGGATCTGAGGCCATGGCATAGTTTTGCTGTGCTGTTTGAAGCATCTGTGCATCTATGGCTGCATAATCTATTGTGGGTGTGTTTGCAACGTATGGTGATTTCATGCCAATCATAGATGCAGCGCTGTTTGCAGTCATGCGCCATCCAGCGCTTATTATATCCTGACCAATCGCACCACCTCCCGGCACTGTCATTGCAGTACCACCTACAAACATTGCGAGAGGCCCGGCTATGATGCCAGTGATATCTCCAAGATCCTTTCCTAATTGACCGAAATCACCTTGTTGTGCTGAATAGTTAAGCGCTTGCAAATCAGGGATAAGCTCTTTACCAAATGACTCAGAAAATACTTGTCCTGCCTTTGCAGCACTAATGGTAAGCTGATCAACGGAACCGGTAAAGGTACCGACCGTGTGGGCGGCTGGTCCCTCTGCTAACGCTGCCGCATCATAGATCCCTTGCGAGACAGCCTGTACAACCATGCCAATTGCCTGTATCGCAAAAATTGGCATGGCAAGCGTCATAAGCCCTTCAGATACCTGACTAAACGCCCCGCCAATCTCACTAAATATTCCCCCAACACTCATGCCTTTGGCGGCGCTTGATACTTCCTCCATACCCTTCCCAAACCCCGCAAGAGCATCACCTTCTTTTGCAACATTCCCAAAGAACGTAGCCGCTTTTGCGTCGGCCCCACTATAGCTTTTTGCAAGTGTGTTGACGGATTCCCCGGCATAGAGAGAATTATCGGCAAGTTTTTGCAAACGCCCCTGATATTCAGGACTCAGTTGTCCTACAAAATCACCCCATGAAATACCAGCCGCATCAATGCTATTTTGTAAGACAGTGAACGGCATGCTCATTTTTGACGCAACAGAAACCGCCTCATTAAAGGATGCAACAGGGGTACGCGCCATATTTGCAAATGCATCGGTAACACCGCTTACAGCCGGAGCACTTATGGTTGCTTGTTCGCTTAACGTTGTAAAACCTTTTTGCATGCTCTCGATCACGGGAAGTGTTGGCCGCATTTCTTCACTGAAATCTGCAACACTACTGCTTACCTGATCTATTTGTTTTGACGCTGCTTTTGCAGGTTCTTCAACGGCATTAAGCGCTTCCGAGAATTTGGGGGTTGACTCCGAGGCACTATCAAGCGCCTCATTCATTTTCTCTGTGCTACCTGCAACCATCATCGTTGACTCAGGTAACTTTTCTAGCGCGTCTCGAAGGACACCGGCCCCGCCTGCTGCTTTCCCTGATGACTCACCAAATGCGTCGAATTGCCCCGCCGCTTGTGCCGCCGTTTCACCGGCCCCTTGCATCCCAGACCTAGCCTTTTCAAGATCCTTTGCCGCCGCCTCACCTGCACCCCCCGTATACTCGCTTTCTATCTCTAGCTTGATCTTTTCATCTGCCATGTCCGTATCACCCCCTTTCCTAACCGTCTATGATCTGGTAGTCGCTTTGCGTCTCTGGTTGTGGTGGTTGTGGCGGTGGTTGTGGTCCTCCACCAGTAAACCCCATGAAATGTTTTGCAAAATCAGGATCAGTTGTGTCAATGATCTCTTCCTTTTGCGTCGGGCCGCGTTGATTGCCCTTACTCTCACCGTTAAATGCAAGGAGAATAGCGCGCGCAATAAGTTGTACAATACGCTCATCTTCCCTCTGCATGTATTCATACCACCCCGATAGCTCTGAGCTTGATGAGTCATTGAGCATCTCATCAAGGTGCCCATACCCGCGCATATGCGCAAGCCTGAACGTATTAAAAACTACCGGGTTATCTAGTTTTTTGCGGTATCCTCAATGCCCCCCTTGAGCAAGTGCGATAATTGCAAAATGACTAGAGCAAGTACCTCAACCGCCCGCCCGTCTTGTTGCTGCATGATTGCCTCACGGTGTCGTTCACTAAACACCTTATGGCCTGTGCGCGGATTATAACACCCTTCCATGACAATCTTATAGAAATGTGGCCTATAATCGTACGTACTTGTTTCCAGATTAATAGCAACCATTTGCAGATCAAAGCGTGCATTAGCCCCTAGTGCCCGGCAAAGGATCTGCACGTTCCACATAGGAACGTCCACCAATAGTTCTGCTGGTTTATTTGAAATGATGTGATTGACAAAATCTTCATCATTCTCAAATGATGGGAATTTATCAGACTCTTGCTGTTTTTCAACATCGTTTAAGTTAATGGTGTCTATGCTCATGTTATAACATCTTTACTGTTGCAGTACTAAATGACGATGATGTGATCCGGTAAATTGGCCCGGTGTTCACAAGATTGACGGTTTGCTTGTTCACATCTTGTGAAACAACGTTGGTATCCTCACCCGTAGTCAATGCGTAGAATTGCCATCGCCTAGAATTGGTTACGTCCCAATAGAATGAGCACACGATAATCCCCCCTGAAGTGTTCGTCGCGCCCATTTCAGTCAAAATCTTAGC